GGTCCGCGCGCCAAGTTCAGTTTCACGCCGTTCAGGACCGCCCGCGTCATCAGGAAGGAGTCGTCGAAACCATACGTGTTGTACCCGCAAATAACGTCAGGATTTTCTTCACGGATGCACGCTTCAAACCCCTCAATCATATCGGCTTCCGTCGGAAACCCTACGTACTCACAGTCGTCCGTGGATTTTGACACGGTTCCGACAACAAACACCTTGCGCTTCACGGATTTCAGCATATTGTTGGACCATCGAAAAGTGACGCCGATCTGGATGACGGGGTCGCCAATATTGCCGCCGCACGCTCGCCGCAGTTCGTCTTCCACAACTCCCCAGTTGCCCGTCTCGATCGCAATATGGTTGGCGCGCACGAACGCTTCTACGTTTACGGGTTTGGAGAGACCTTCGAGTTCAAGGCGCTTGCGGAAGATCATCGCATATGTCTCGTCCTCGGGCGCTTCCTCGAGATCCTTCTGGATTTTCGTGAGGACATAGTCCCAGGTCTTTTTCGGGACTGGAAACTGACCGCTCTTGGACATGCACTCAATATCGTACGCCGAAATCTTCAGGGGAATGTCGCGCGTCGGGTCGCTCTTGATGTTGGTGACGTGGACGAGAAACGCCTTGAGTTCTGCGTGCTTCAGTTTGCCCGAGGAAATGTAAGAGAGCGGTGAGGCGGGCAGAATCTCGTGGTCGTGGTAGAAGCGCAGCAACGGCGGAAGGTTCGCTTCGTAGACTTTCTTGCACTTTTCCTTGACGTACTTTGAGAGGTTTCGGTAGTCTTTTATGGAATCGACCTCGACCTTCCATACGTGCGTCGTCTTGTAATCGTTGAACCCCTCGAAGCAGTCGTACTTGTGCTGCTCGGTCAGACTGCACCTGCTCACGACGCCCACGAGCTTCTTCTGCAGGTCTGGGTCGTACCCTACGTAGAGGTAAGGTTTGTATCCCTGCACGCGGAGCAGAATGCACTCCTCATCTTCGTTGCGCCCGTAGATGTCTATGCAGTACTTTCCAGAGTAATCGTCATGGTCGATCCAATCGCACGGTTGCATCTCGTATATCTATTCAATGCTGGATACTTTCAAAATCAGATACGCTTCCGTTTTAGCGTGCTGCGATAATATCTGTCGAAGCAATAATAAGATACCCTATGGATCAACCCCAGACAGTGAATCCTACGTCGTGGTTCTACGCCGCGACGCGCCCGAAGAACGATTTTCAGCACGCCGAGTATGATCATCGCGACAACGCGGCACAGCAGAGTTACTACATGAACACTGCACCATCATCCTCGGGGTGCCAGGACTTTGAACCCAAAGCGTCGTGGGCGTCGCAGTTCGTGACGATGAACTACACGGGAAACTACGGCAACACTGCGGCGGGCGGGTGCGACACGGATCTGTATTCGCGCCTTATGCTCGGGGATGCAGGAACTCAGCGTGAAAAGGGGCACCAGCAGACCTTCGCCCGTCCGTGGGCGACGACGCCCAACCTCGGCGGCGGACCGTCGGCAGACCGCAAGGATACCGAGAGTCAACTCATCCAGAGCGTGGCAGTTCGCACGCCCAAGGAGTGCTCGACGGTTACCGATAAATTCTTTGCGAACCAGTACGATCCCCAGCTGCCGAGCGTCCAGGCGGAAATGAAGGACGCGAATAACTTTGTGCAGACGTGGGCGCGCGGCGGTGATGCCACGCGTCTCCTTTACAAGAATTCCGTTCAGAACTAACTACAATAGTCTGTAGATGAAGATTGTCTTCTTTGCACAGTACATGCCAGACCCATGCGGTGCGTTTTTTCACGACATTGCTCTGGCAAAAATCCTACGGTCGATGGGTCACACGATCCACTTTGTCACGGTCAAACGTGGCAACTTCCCCATCCAAGGCGTCTATCGCGGTTTCAACTGGACCTATTACACCAATGCAGAACGAGAACTCGTGACGGCAAACATACTGTCCACGCCGCATTATCCCTTTCTCCCTATTGTTCGCAGGCTCAACATGCAGTTCCGCAAACCTATGCTCATAACTATGCATTTCGGTGAAAACATGGAGTACATTAACAGTCCCTCAAAATACGAGTGGGCAGAGTTTATTTGGGTGATTTCCAACCACATGAAGGAGCACGCTCAAAACTTATTAAAGAACCCTTCGTTTTTCAAAAGCGTCGAAAGTATTCGCCCAATCATGCTTGAACACGAAATAAAGATGTATGATCGGGATACACTTCCGCCAGGAGACTGCATCACGATGATTAACGCAAACGTTATGAAGGGTCTCCCTCTGTTTTTGGAATTGGCGAAAAAGTTCCCAGACCGCAAATTTCTCGCAGTGCGCCCGTACTACAACGTAATTGCCGTTCCCGAAAACATTCCCAATATTGAGTGGATGAATCTTCAAGACGATATTCGCACGGTGCTCGCCAGGACACGTCTTCTTATAGCGCCGTCTATGTACGAAAGTTGGGGACGTGTTGCGTTTGAGGCGATGTACAACGGCATTCCAGTCATCTATTCGAAACCCATGGCCCGCGACAACCCAGCAGCGCGCCCGTCGGGGAGTACGGAGGGAATGCACGAGTGGATTGGCGAGAGTCAGTTGGGGTGCAACTATATGAATTTTGAAGAGTGGGCATCTGCTATTGAAACCCTAGACGATCCAGAGGAATACGCAAGGTATTCGAAACAGGGGTATGACCAAACCTACGCCATGAATATTTTCGAAGACGCGCGGGGTATGGAGCGCAAGTTGGTTGAGTTTAGCGTGCAATACGCCCCGAAGATTGAGATAAGCTCCGAAAGGGGAGGGCCGACTAGCGATCGTTCGTCTGCGCCTGGAGGGTCGGCGCAGAGTTTGCACGCGCAGATGGTTGGGGCGAGACAACCTTTCCGCGGAGGTCGTTTTGCGGTGAAGCGCTGAGGATGTCCGAGAACTGCCTCGCCTTGCGTAGATTGTCGCGCACTTCATCGGTAAGTCCGTCGTCAATCTTGGGCGTTGGTGGAATGTACCGCGTGCCCGAGATCGAAGGGGGTTTCGAGAGAGCGTCTACGGCTGCAATCACATCTTCCCCGTTCTCCTCCAGCGCCTTTTTTGCGACGTCTTCGGCAACGCCCGTCATAGCAATAACTTGTTCTACGCTCATTTTTTATAGACTATACACAAAGACCGAAAATGAAATTCATCGACAGCCTCTGCCCTCCTGCTCTCTTGTACGCGCTGTACGTTGCGATCCAACTGGGTCTTGACGCTGCAGACATGGCGTGGGTTACGTTTGGCGTGAAGGCGGTCTTTGGAACGGCGACCGTCTTTGTCCTCGATCTCCTCTGCCGCCTCGACCTTGGTATCGTGTCATGGGTGTTTATCGCAACGCCCTTCGTCATGACGGCGCTCGCCACGTCGATCGCCATGGGTCTCGAGATTGACCGCACGATCTTGAGTTCCCTTTAAACAGTATTTGCATTCAAGAAAAGTAATGAACGAGGTCGTGTATTACGCAATCCGCGCATGGTTGGCTGTGAGAGAGTTTTGCGGTTGTTCTCGCAAAAAGCCAGAAATCGATGGGAGTGCACTGCCTACAACGACGTGGGAATCTGGGAAACAGTTCAACATTCAAGTTCTGAATTATTCGGACGGGCGCACGAAGCGACGAGTTTTTCACCAGGGTGGTGAACAGGACGAGGTTATATATTCGGCATTCCCTCCGAGTCCACCGCCGCCCTGGTTCTTCATTGGATCGTACGACTCTGCAAAGAGTCTTCAGGACAAGACCTACGAGATGGACGACTACGTATATCCTGGAAATGTCATAACCCTAGACCTCTTGCGCGAGTTGTTTCCAGGGACGCAGAGGTGGGTCTACATTCACCCACAGACGTTTGAAGAAACCGATTTTCCTTCGGAGGGTATCGTAATTCAAAGCGACGGGGATGGATGCAGTCATTAATCATCCCACAAATCCAAATCACGGCAGTGTTGTCTGGAAATATCTGGATCTAGACAACAGAGTTCAACCCAAAAATCTTATAGAACACGCAAGTCTCCACGCCGCGCTGTGGTTGCAACCCGCTCTCCACTTTCTCTTCTGGATCACGTGGCTGCTCGTCCCGCACTGGTACATTTACTTTGGGGGATCCTACGATATCTCGACGTTTTCGTTCGTCCTCTACATCGTCAACACGCTCAATGTGATCATAAGCTCTGTGCGTCGCTGGTTCGAGGTCGTAGAGCACTACAAACTCGGAACAACAATTATGGGGTGGCGGATTGTTACCAACGCAATGGGAACAGAATATGCAATTCGCTCAAAGGATCCGCGCCATCGCCTGTTTCGTTACGCCGCGGGCGCGCGTTTACTGATTGAGAACTTCGGGGAGGTTTCCAGAAAACATTGATTTGAAACTCTCGACGAGTTCAGCACCCTGCTTCACCTGCGGCCCCAGCGACGAGAGCGTTTCTACAAGCTGCTTCTGAGTCGCCATGAGTTCTTTGGTGTCGTCGCGCATCTGCAGGACTTGTTCGGGGTTCAGTTTTTGGAACGCGTGCAGAATCGTGGTCCCCGCATCAAGGTGGTGCTCCTTGGACTCGGTATCGTGGGGTTCAGGTTCCTCCTTCTTCGTCTCCTTCTCCTTTTTGGAGGGGTTTTCATAGCGCTCCTTCAGCGTTTCTCCCGAAATGTATATGACTGCTGCTACAGTTCCGAGTCCGAGAACCACTGCTCCCGTCAGGGGCATACGAACGCCGTACCCGATGACGACGGTAATCAGGAGCAACCATACCGCAAGGTATCCGACCTTTTGCTGAACCAGAAACACAACCGCGATCAAAAGCATTGTTGCTGCTACGACGGTATCGACCTTCATTATTACACGCGGACACTATTTCCGCCGTACGGAGACGGATCTGTCAATCCAGCCGTTCCCGTTCCCGTGTAACCATACCCAACGCGCGGGACCTGAAGTGCCATCTTGGGGTTTCCTCCGCGAAGACTGCGGCGCTTCTTTGTTTTGCGACCACCCTTACTACGGCGGCGGCGCCGTCCGCCCGCCAGAGTATTGTTTCCACCCCGAGACGCAACTTCCGCACCGCCGCATCCCGTAGACCCGCCGTCCCACCGAGCAGCACCCGCGTTCGCGCCGCCCGCGTCGCTCAGAATTGATCCGCCAAATCCATACCCGCCTCCCCGACGGCGGCGCCTGACAGTTCGATTACGATGGCGACGACCTCCTTCCATTTGTATTTCCATGAGATTCTATTATCGGCGTCCACGTTCCATCATCTTCTGGGTTCTTGACGCACTCTAATCGAAACGACGGGCCCAGTGCTCGCAGCGCGCGCGACAGTTCCAGCGTCCGAACGCGGAGGTAGCCCAAGTCTCCCTCGAGTTTGTATACATCAGGGACGTCCGTCGTCGTGATCTGGTACGTCAGTGAACTCGGTGCTACGTAAGACTCTTCCTTAAACAGACCTGTTTCCCCTATGCGGTCTGTATAGTATTCGTATCCACGCACGTCTGTCATTGTATCTCCGCGGAGTTCGACGGCTCGTGACTCGAAACCAGCACACGACGTATACATCGCGGGAATCATCTCCCGCAAGTACGTCTGCCTCCAGGCGAACGAGGTTCTGTTGAAAATCTTTATACCGTTCCACATCCACACATCTGCAATGTACAGATGTGTGGGTGTATACTCAACACGCAAAATGCTGTCCTCAAAACAGCGCTCATCCATGACGATTCGGAACACCTGTGGTTTTGGATCCGCCCGCCGCGGAACCCAAAGTGCGATGGGTGTCGAATGTACGGGATCCCGCGTCAAGCACAACCACCCTGGGATTCCAGAACCCTGCGGAACCCGTGCGGTGCTTCCCCGTATTGGTTTCGTCGCCTGGCGGGTCATGCGCGCAGACGGGTCCCATCCGTATAGAGTCTCCAGACGTTTCATTAATTGTTTGGTTATACGTCTTACGCCTAAGACCGTGCGGGGTCGCGCGTCTCGATGGGCGGCGGCAGAGACGGCGGGGACGGTTTGGTATTCACAGGAGGCGTGTCGTAGGTCGGGAGTTTGATGTCAGGGACAACCGCCTGAGACTGCGGCGCCATCGGCGGAGGCGGGGGAATCGGCGCGGGTGCAACCTGCGGGGGCAGAGTGTTGTACTGCTGCGGCGGCTGCTGCATATATACTACTTTCGGTTTCGGGGGTTGAATGATCCTCGACACCCAAAAGACGCCGATGTGGAGAACTACAATTACAAGAAGCGTTGCCAGCGCAGTGTATACGAGGTTTTCAATCATATTACTACCACATGAGGTTTACAGATATCCAATTTAAACACAGACAACGGATGTGCGGCATTTGGTGCTGCCTTGGCACTCACTCTGAATCTTTTCCAGACTGCATTGAATCACTTCGAAACCGAGGACCCGAATATTGCACCTTCAAATCTTATTACGGTGTGTCTCTCGGGTTCACGCGTCTCGCTATTAACGGTCTCGGTGATGGCGGCGAGCAACCCTTCGTCTTTGACGACGGTAGCAAGCTTGTCTGCAATGGTGAAATCTACAACCACGTCGAACTGCGTCGCAAGTACAACCTAGCGCCTTCGGGGGACGGGGACTGCGGAATACTTCTGGACCTCATCAAAAAGATCGGATTCGCCAACGCGTGCCGCGAGATCGACGGAGTGTTTGCCATGATTTACGTTGCTCCTGATTTTGTACACATCGCGCGCGATCCCTTCGGTGTGCGCCCGCTTTTTCACGCCAGGTACGAAGGTTCGCACATATGGTCTTCAGAGGTCAAAGGATTCCCCGCAGGCGCAATAAACATCCGCCCTTTCCCTCCAGGAACATTCTCAGTCTATCATCGCTCCAACGGTGCGTTTCATGACGCCAAGCGGTTTCATACGACCAACATTGTACCGATTGACGCGTTTCGCAATCCCCGCATGTACATATACTGCCTGCGAGAAGCGTTGATGCGAGCAGTCCAGAAGCGCGTTCTGAACACGGAGCGCCCCGTAGCCGCCCTCCTCAGCGGGGGTCTGGATTCCAGTCTGGTTGCCGCACTTGCTACATCCGAACTCCGCCCGCGCGGAACAAAACTTCGCACGTTCAGTATCGGTATGGTGGGATCGCCAGACCTCAAGTACGCCCGCAAAGTCGCAGACTACATCAAGTCGTCGCACACGACCATCGTTGTCACGCCCGAAGATTTTCGGGAGGCCGTTCCTCAAGTGATTCGCGACATTGAATCCTACGACGTTACGACCGTACGCGCGTCCGTGGGTAACTGGCTGCTCGGAAAATATATTAAGGAACATACGGACTGCAAGGTCGTTCTGAACGGCGACGGTAGCGACGAAATTGGCGGAGGCTACCTCTACATGCGGAACGCCCCGACCGACGCCCACTTTGACGCAGAAACCCTGCGACTTCTCTCCGAAATCCACATGTTTGACGTTCTACGCTCGGACCGCTGTATGGCAGCGCACGGTCTTGAAGCGCGCACCCCGTTCCTCGACAAGCAAGTGGTGCAGACCTGGCTGTCCGTTCCTACTCACCTACGCACATCTCGATCGCGGATGGAGAAGGCAGTTCTCCGTGAAGCTTTTGAGATCTGCGAACTGATTCCGCCCGAGGTTCTCTGGCGCCGAAAGGAGGCGTTCAGCGACGGAGTAAACACCGATGGCGGGACCCATAAATGGTATCAGCGCCCCGATGAGGCGGAGTACTATAAATCTATATTTGAGGCAGCGTATCCAAATGCAGCGAAAGTGATTCCGCACATGTGGATGCCTAAGTGGGTGGATACTACGGACCCGAGCGCTACGAGCTACTTGAGTTCAATGAACAATTGATCGTTTTCTGCCCACATGTGCTTGCTGTACACAGTGATCGTCGACGTTTGAACCATATCTACGTGCGAAAGTTGGTTGGGGTAGGGCGTATCTTCCATGACGACGATCGCTCTGTTTTCACTCGTAAAATCATAGTCTGGAGAAAACTTGCGACATGTCTTATCTGTCGTATTCACCTGCAGAATCCCCGACCACACCATATGCGCCTTGTAGTGCGCAATAGGTTTCGGGAGCGCGTGGGGATATGTTGTAAGGCGCGTGATCTGGAAGCGGCGGGGCATTATATAACAGTGCACGGTTGACTTAAATTATACTAGACGTACATCAGACCCAGCGTGACCGCGAAGAAAACCACAGAGTGCAGCAGAATTCCGAACCCCGTGGGTGCGTTATTCTCGTAGACGCGCAGGGACGTGTAGGGTCCAGTTATCGCGGTAATAAGTCCGTCCACGACCCGAAACGTAATGGGGTTCGCGAGGATGTAAAAGAGGAGCGCCTGGAACGCCGAAATCTGGACCTTTTGCGAGTTGCCGATGGTAGTCATTATTACTTAAGACCTCGAAGAAAAAGTGTTCTTCGTGTTCTGAATCGTCTCGATCCACTGGGGAATTCTTTGAAGCATGAGTCCGATCTCGAGTTCATTGCGCTTCGGCGGTTCCGTCAAATCCAAAGTCTCCGTCACAAAGACCACCGCGTTCAGTAGGAGCGGCAATTTGGACTTGGAGTTCGAAGGGTCCCACCGCAGGCAGTAGAGACGCATCAGCGCTTCAATGTGCGGAGTCTCGGCCTTGGACATCACGACCTCCCAGAACATCCACACAATGTTGCGGGCGTACTTCTTTTCAATACGGTCTAGAAACCGCTCGCCGCACGACACCGTTTGTTTCGACAACTTCTTTTGCACGGATGCGTATTTTAGCATCCACGCCAACCAGTAGAGCGCGCGCGACGTGTCCTTGGTCTGAATCGCAAAGCAAAATTCATTAAAAGGCATGGCGAGTTCGTATGGGTCTTCTGCCTTGGCGTACGCTCGCGCCACATTCTGCGAGGTCGCCCGCAGATTTTCGCGAATCACCGTCGTCTGGAAATCGTGTTCGGGTTTGATGGTTGGCAACGAAAGAGCTTTCTGCTTCTTGGCAGTGGCGAGGGCGGTCGCCGTCTCGCACACCAGCATGCGCGCGTCCTCCCGATTCCGAATCTCGACCATGTTTGCTACAGAAAAGTTGGACTCAATAATTGAAAACCGCTCGTACTGGGTCGTCAAGTACATGAACATATTGGGACAGGAGCGGTGGATGTAGAGCGACGCTGCTTCGAAAAACGTGGACCATAAGGAATGCACGAGTCCCGAGCAGAGCATCTCGAGACTCCAGTAAGACGCATAATCGGCATGTCCCAGTTGGATACTTTCCAACAGGGATTTGCCCGCGAGTTTTCGGGAGTGACCCGAGAACGTAAAGTGCTGAAAGTCAGCAACCGTTCGCGTGTCGCGTATCATCTAGTTCTTTACTACTAAAACAGTCCAACATTAACCTGGAACGAACGAAGTCCTGTCTGACTGCCAGTAAGGGTTAGAGACAGGTCGACGATCATCTTGTCGCCAAAGTGGAACGTGTGTGACGATGTATTGTTGAACACACTGCTCTGTCCGGTTATCATTGGAATATTTACTATAACATTTGCAGAATTGATAGAACCGTCATATATTATAAGATGTGCTGTCCCCAAAGGAATCCCGATGTTTGTCGATAAAAACACTCCGCGGAGAATACAGTCTTGTTCGATGATAAACGGTCCTGCGTCAGCCGCAACCGTTATAGCGTTGTTATCAAACATTGTGCCCGGCAAAAGGTAATAATGTTCGTATCCTGCCGAGAAATTATTGGTGCTGTATACTCCAAACACGATGTTGGTCGGGATCTGGGCGGGCGTGAACCCTTTGCCGTTTGCACTGTGATTTTGCAGTCGGGTATAACTCAGGATGATTTCACTGCCTGCCCCCGTCTGTGAAATTTCCGCGAGCGAGCAGTTTGTCAGAGACGACCCCGAGGCTGAAACGATGGAGGCGCGCAAGTCGAGGTACGACGACGCCGTGGCAGTTTCACATGCAATCAACTGAGCGTTGGAGCAGTTCGTGCCCGTCAAAAAGATGTTCGCGTCGCGCGCTGCCACCCGGTTCGAACCCTCCACCCGAATGCAGGACGCGTACCCGCCCTGCTGTCCCGATGGGTTCACATTGATGGTCGACCCGCGAATTGTGTCGGCGCTCGTCACTACATTTGCGTTTGCTACCGTCCCCGTTGTCAGGATACCCACGCAACTACCCGACGGATTGTTGTTCGTCACATTCATAACCATCGTTCTGAGTTTCGAGGAAGGAATATTGCTCCCAACAATTGCTACTACCGTGTATACTGCTCCCGCCGTCACTGCCGTCGACGAGGTCAGTGTTAGCGTCACATCCTCGATACGCGTGTTGGACCCCATCGTAAAGAGAGTTGCAGATGCGGTGGCGTTCAGGCGCTGAATGACGACGCTCTGCGTTCCCGCACCGCGAATCGCGACATTCGCAGGTATCGTGAGGTCTGCCGCCTGGGTGTACGTCCCAGGCATGATCTGCACCAATTGACCCGCCGTAGCGACCGAGAGCGCTTTGCTGATCGTCGCGAACGGGTAGGTCCCGACCGCCCCGAGCGTGTCGCTGCCGTAGACCGAGTCCACCCGCAGAACGCTTCCATACGACGCTGCCGGAAGAGCGCTACTCACAGCAAAAACCTCCGAGGACGTCGAGTACCCAAGAAGCGAATAATTCGTGATGTTGGTATTGCTACGAACAGGCGCTACATAAAACGCTCCTGAAAAGGTGGCGTTGAGAGCAGTATTTCCGGACGCGTTAATCACGATCGAGTTTGAGGGTTGGTTTGTGGCGCCGGCGTTCGTCCCGATGGCGATGGCGTTATTGCCCTGATTTGTACCACCTGCGCCCCACCCGATCGCGACCGCCTGAATACCCTGCGAAAGATTGCCCGAGTTGCTACCAATTGCGATGGCTCCGGACAGTTGATTTGAGAAACCGGCAGAATTACCGATCGCAATGCGGTCAGGTTGGGCGACACCGCCCAAAGAGTTGTTGTACCCCGCTCTGAAACCAATGGCGATAGCCTGCGGGCAGTGATTAAATGCACCTGCACTTATTCCGATGGCGATGCTGTTGGACTGTTGGTTGGAAAACCCCGCGCGCGTTCCGATAGCGATTGAGGTATTGCTCTGACCGAGAGCACCCGCCGAAATTCCAATGGCCAGCGACGCGCCCGCTCCGCTTCCGGTTATGAACGCCCCGTTAAAAGTTCTGACGTTCGAAAGGGTGTATCCGCCTGCATTGATGTTGGAGTTCGCAGTGTAAAACGCCCAATTGGAAACCGTATTGGGGTCGTTGGGTCCTACACCCAGTAGATCTACAACTACACCTGTACTTGCCGTTAGAGCCGGATCGATGATGGTGGTGTATGAAGTAACAACATCTGTCGGGTACGTCTTGTTACCTGAACGATAGACGTACAAACTATTGTTTGGCCACGTATTGTTCGGATTATACGTCTTGACAATGTAATTGCTCGTATTACTCGTCCCTCCGAGTTGAAATATGTTGTTAAACATCTGAATAACGGCAGCATTCGATCCAGTACTATTCGTCAGAGTTCTGTTGGTGAACGCAATTCCGTTGGCAGACGATTGGTTGATTTTTAAGCTTCCGACAGATGGGTACAGGAATGTATTTGACGCAAACGTATGCGGAAGTCCCACAGTTCCAGAGTTAATTTCTATGATAGGTGGAGTGTTTGATGTCGAACTCAGGTCGTGTTGGAGAAGAGATCCCACACAGGCGCGCAACCACGCCGTACCTCCGAGTTGCAGGACAGGGCCAAAGTTTGAACTGTACGCTTCTATCCGATTTAGCACTACATCGGCATTTCCGCTCAGTAAAAGCGCGGCTGTCAGTCCCGAGGAGACTGTAAGAGGTTGCACTAGCACATCCTCCATTGTAAACCGATTGCCCGCCGTAGAAGAACCTCCAGAATTAGCAGTCTGATTTACAGTTGAAAAGGTTGTATTTGAAGACACCAACTTGCTGTTTTTGATCGTGAGATCGTGCGGTCCCGTTGAATAATTCGCAATTGCGGGTGCATTTCCAGTGTTGATAAACAAACTATTGATCATAATCTTGTTGGTGTCGCGAGTTCCAGGTCCGCCGGATGCAATGCCGATAGAAATTGTGCTGTTTACCATACATGCGTTTTGCGGTTGATTGGAATTGGGTATGAGACCGACGATAGATACGTAACCTGCACTAATTGTGAACCCAGAGTATGCGTTTGATGATGGTGCAACATAGATAACTGCTTGACGCGATGTGGATGGGGCGGGAGTGCTCGTTTCGAAATTCGTAATTGCAGTCTGAATATTCTCGTACGGTTGGAGAATAGATCCAGTGCCCGTGACGTCATCTCCTGCGTTTTTAGACACATAGAAAATGCGCGAATCCTTGAAGTTAACTAACGCAACAGATGCGTTGGTGATCGCTCCTGTTACCGTCAATTTGTTATTGACCGTAACTCCCGAAAATGTGGTAACCGCAGTGGTCGTACTGTAGGTCATGTTGGACGTTGCGCCTGCTGCCCCTGCGTTATTGAAGATGATTTGACCGTTTGTTCCTGCGACAGGACCCGTCGGTCCCGTCATACCAGAAACACCTGTCGCGCCCGTGGAACCCGTAGCGCCACTAGCGCCCGTCCACCCCGTCTCTCCCGTCCATCCTGTCTCACCAGTCTCACCAGTCACACCAGTCTCTCCCGTCCATCCTGTCTCACCAGTCACACCAGTCTCTCCCGTCCATCCTGTCTCACCAGTCACACCAGTCTCACCTGTCCAACCTGTCTCTCCCGTCCATCCCGTTTCACCTGTCCAACCTGTCTCTCCAGTCACACCAGTCTCGCCAGTCCATCCCGTTTCGCCCGTAGGACCCGCAGTAACACCAAAGTCAACGCTGCACGTGTAAATTTTTCCATTGTTGGCAACTGCTGTAATGTACTGTCCTGTAGAAGACATTGACACCGAAGTCCATTCTTCTGTATTAGGCGCATTTGTGTTTTCAATCCATGTAGCACCGTAATCCGAAGAGATGTAAATTGCCCCACCATTCGCTACTCCTACCTGGTACTGTCCCGTCGAAGACATAGACACCGACGACCAATTCGCGGCAATTAAAGTTGACACCCAATTAACTCCGTAATCTGCAGAGGTCCACTCAGTGTCTCCAGTATTTAATATTGTCTGGTACTCTCCTGTCGAAGATATTGCCACAGACGGAAGAGCACTGTCATCGGGGTCGACACTTCCAGCAGGTGCATCGGTTAGAACCCATGTAACTCCGTAGTCAGAAGACAAGTACAATTCTGAATCCCCCAATGCCAACTGATACTGTCCTGTCGAAGATACGGCGGTTGAATACCAATTTATTGAGCTCTCAGATATTGATGATTGAGTCCATGTAACTCCGTAATCGCTAGATATGTATACGCCGAAAGCAGCGTATCTTACTGCAACCTGGTACTTACCACTGGAAGATACGGATACCGACGTCCAAAACCCCCCAGTGTCTTCTGTTGCAGCCGCCCAAGTCTGACCGTAGTCATGAGAATAGTGAATTTCGAGACTATCTGACCTTGATACTGCTGTCTGGTACTTCCCTGTCGAAGATACAGAGACAGAACGCCAAGACGCTAGAGGTGCACTTCCGTTTTGAGTCCACGTAACTCCGTAGTTTGAAGAGGTCCAAATTGGTCCTGAGAATGGCACTGATATTGACGCCGTCTGGTACTGTCCTGTCGAAGACACAGACACAGACTTCCATGCACTAGTAGGTACACTTGAAATTTCAACCCATGTTAGTCCTATTAGCGACGAGGTGGTCGTCGCAGGCATGATCGCAACTCCGATCGGACCAGTAACACCCGTCTCACCCGTAGCGCCCGTCTCGCCAGTCCATCCCGTTTCACCCGTCCAACCTGTCTCTCCCGTCCACCCCGTCTCTCCAGTCACACCAGTCTCTCCCGTCCACCCTGTCTCACCAGTCACACCAGTCTCTCCCGTCCATCCTGTCTCACCAGTCACACCTGTTTCCCCCGTCCATCCCGTTTCACCTGTCCAACCTGTCTCTCCAGTCACACCTGTTTCGCCAGTCCATCCCGTTTCACCTGTTACACCTGTCTCTCCAGTCACACCTGTTTCGCCCGTCCAACCCGTCTCGCCAGTAACTCCAGTCTCGCCAGTAGCGCCCGTAGCACCCGTCGCACCTGTTCCTCCAAGTCCTCCTCCGCCTCCAGAACCGTAGGTGATTTCGTTCGTAGTTGGATTGTAGTACAGAGAAGAGAGCGTTGTTGCTGCACGTACTGGGTTGACATAGAACCCCGAAACATTTGCATTCAAAATACTTCCAGTCGCATTCAAAATTATAGAGTTTGCTCCTTGATTGGTGTGACCTGCCAACGTACCGATCGCGATCGCATTGCAGCCTTGGGCGCTACTAGCAGCACCCCACCCGATAGCGATGGACTGTATACCTTGCGACGCATTGCCTGCTGCCCTGCCGATAGCAATCGCACCCGACAACTGGTTCGAGTACCCTGCCGTCGTTCCGATCGCAATTCGGTCGGGTTGCGCCACGCCGCCCAGCGAATTGTTAAACCCCGCCTGAAAACCAATCACTATAGAATTCGGACAAAGACCATTGTCTGCTGCCTGGTACCCAATTGCTACAGAATTCGACGATTGGTTGCTGACTCCCGCACCGAACCCGATAGCGACACTATTGGGTCCCTGATTGTTCCCACCTGAACTAGTTCCGATCGCAACAGTGTTTGCACCTTGGTTCGTACCTGCAACGTTCGAACCTATGGCAATCGCATTGCTGCCTTGGCGAGATCGACCTGCGGTGTTTCCTATTGCTATCGCCGCGATACCTTGACTAATACTAGCGGCGTTTACACCGATTGCAATGGCGTTCGACGTGCTTGCGGTCGGAAACCTCCCAGCAGAAAGGTCTCCAACGACCAAGTTTCCAGAGGTACTCAGACTTATGAACGTTCGGTTTATCGACTTGCTATTTGTTGAAATCGTTGAACCGCACCACGTAAGAATAGGGTTGTCAAAAATAATGGTTCCAGACGCGTTCGCAAACAAGAAATTTCCAGTGGATCCAAGACCGTAACTTATGCTAATCGTCGCACCCGTAGCCCCTCCTCCGCCATTCGGACCTACTATTCCAGTTGCTCCTGTACTTCCCGTCACACCTGTAGAACCTGTCACGCCCGAGAACCCTGTTTCACCCGTTACGCCTGTAAGCCCAGTCAGGCCAGTAATACCTGTTTCTCCCGCGGTTCCGTCAATTCCAGTCGCACCCGTAACACCTGTGCCCCCTGTAAGACCTGTTTCTCCCCCGGTTCCCTCAACTCCAGTCGCGCCCGTCGCGCCCGTCGCGCCCGTTTCACCTGTAGGAGATTCCCCCGTGGCACCTGTTTCACCTGTAGCACCTGTTTCGCCTGTAGGACCCGTGGAGCCCGTTTCGCCTATTGGAGATTCACCAATTATACCTGTTGCGCCTGTTGGCCCCGTTGACCCCGTGGCGCCCGTTTCTCCCGTCGGAGATTCGCCCGTCGCGCCTGTCGCTCCCGTTTCTCCTGTTTCGCCAGTGACGCCCGTCGAACCTGTAACACCCGTGAATCCCGACACGCCTGTTTCGCCTTCAATGCCGTCTACGCCCGTCGCACCCGTCGCGCCCGTCGAACCGCTTTGACCGATGTATCCGCGAAGTCCATCAATGCCCAACGATCCAGTCACACCCGTACTCCCCGTTGCCCCCGTTTGACCTGTGGCACCTGTCGAAGAAACTCCTGTAGGACCCGTTACGCCTGTCGGACCCGTAGCGCCTGTCGGACCAGACTCGCCTGGATTTCCTATGTTGGCAGCCGCCCAATACATGTTTCCGCCGCCGTCGGTCGTCAACACATTTCCGCTACCGCCCATGTTTGAAGGAAGAACCATCGAACAGTCTTGGGTAAGCGTCTGCGGCACGGAAATGCTCGTACCCCACGCCTCGCTGGCGTTCACGATCCGAATCGTTCCAGGTATCTGAAATAAGTCATTGTAGCCGCCAGAAACGTTAAAGTGTCGAACGTTTATTGCTGTTGGCATGTACTGACCGCCCATCCGATCTGTCGGGACGTATATGTACCCACTTGCGGTGATGGGCATATTATACCTATTCTACATTTTGTATCTCAGTTCCAGTTCGCGCCGTCGTATTCGTATCCGATCTTGGCTCGCTTATCGGTGTAGATATCTCCCGACAACGCAGTCGCCCAAATACTCAGGTTCGATGAATCCGTCGGAAGACCGAACCCGCTGTATACGAAAACGCCCCGAGCGTGTGCGGCGCCCCACGACAAGGTCATCGTCTGGAACGGATTCAGCCCCGACCAAAATTGCCCGCTGCCGATCAGAGTCATCGGAGTGTCCGAATATATCTCGTTCGACCACACTTCTGCACTCGGCGAAGTCATCATCGTGAACAGCAGCTGTGTATCCGAAATGCTCGTCAAGCTCGTCGTCGGCACCAGTGCCGCGCTCGGATCCGAGTACCCCGTAACCCAACGGAAGTTCGTGAGAAGGATATTGCTCAAGTAGGAAGTGCTGTCTGACAGGTCGAACGTCGTGTTGATGTTGCCGATGCATACATTGCCGTTTCTGTTTCCGAGTATGTTTGATGACACACCGCTATTGTAGGTGTTGCTCCCGTCGATGTAGAACTGTATTCCGCTTATGCTCGAACTGCTGCGAGTCAAGGTGCAGAACTGCCAATCGTGGGCGGTCACAGTCGCGTTGAGAGATGCTGCGCTCCCGTCGATCTTCAAGTACAACCCCTGATCACCCGAAATACTGACTGAAAACCCGCCCCCTTGTATGACAGTAACCTCTCCCGAGGGAGTTGTGCCGACAGTTCCAGACAGGGTGTAAACGTTGAGTACTTCGTCCAGAACAATAGGTCCAGTTACAGAGTTTCCGCATACATCAACGACCGTGTTCGTGGTCGTGTTCGATACAGTGTATCCGTATGCGTTCACACCCGCAATTCCCGATACAGTTATGACGGACGTTGTAGTGTCTGGGAACGTCATGACATCTCCCGACAAAGGGTAAATATCTCCAGATGCGCTAATAACCGCATCGCCCGTTATGCTAAACACTTGATCTGAAACCGTGGTTGATCCCGACGCAAACGACACAATCGGCCCCTTCGGAGGTAGAACATTCATCGCCCCGCCCGTCGGAGCATACATCCACCAGTTCAGAGTGAAATCCCCCGTCGAAATGTCGTAGTTTGAACTTGTCGTGCTAGCATCGTACGCACCGCCTCCGCTATGTGCGACGGTCTCCAGGAAGTTCATGCTGCCGCCCAGTCCGTAATTTGTATCCTCGAATTTGGGTCCCCAGAAGTTCGCAGGGTTGGTTGTGTTCGAGGGGCTCGAGTAGTAGTCTCCGTAGTTCCCGACGTCCAAGGGCGGCGTCGAAACTGCGGCGATACCTTGAATGACTGCAGAGGGAGGCAATATGGGAGAGTTCGGAAGAAGCGTGCGGTTCGCAAAATTGTTGACCTGCACGAAGAGTTGGGTTACGGTTGGATCATCGTACGATACCGATTCTTTCCACTCGGAGTCTGTTAGTTTCAGAGAGGTCATTGTGGCGATTCCAGAAGGCAGGAACCCGTACCCTCCCGCAAACCACCGCAGTCCGTTCCACCCCAGAGCGTATGAGTTTCCAGTCGTTGTAGGACTCATGAGTTTCCACACGTATCCGTCGTAACTCGTCCATATGTTTCCGCCGTTTGTAGCACCCAACCAGTACTGCCCGTTCCACTCCACTGCCGTCAGTGCTGGAACGGACGCCGCGTTCTTCCACACCTTTCCGTCTCGACTTATCAGGATGTTTTCCGCGACAGCCAACCAGTATTCGCTGTTGTATGCGACACAAGTTGTAGGTTGGGTGACGACGCCTCCAGTTTCGAAGGACGTTGCATTGCACCACAAAGAGTCGTTGCTCGTGTATGCGTACAGAATGGAACTGCAGTTCTCACCTGGGTGGAGTGCATCGCACGCATCTGTCGCATAACCTCCCGCCACAATCATGTTCCCTCCGTCCGTCGCGATCGTAAGTCCTGCGTGATCTCCGTAACCCACCAATGCAGCATTTGACCCAAAGTATGACGACGAGGGATCGGTTGCCGCGTACCCCCACGACTGCAGATTGTACGCTTCGGTCTTTAGGATTGTGTGGCGACCACACACGTCATTTCCAACCGCATACCACTTGGCGTTGGAGTACGAGTAGCACACACCTGCAGTGGGGTAGGATCCCTCAAACAAACCAGTGAACGATTCAATAGGCGTCCATACGTTCCCCGTGCTGCTCGTCATCGCGCCGCCGAGGCCCAGCGCAACCCAGTTCTGTGTACCGTCAAAGGCGACGTCGTGACCGGTTCCGAGTGAAGCGGTAGACGTCAAGTTGTGCCACGCGGTTCCGTCGGTACTGAACTGGAGAGGGGTACGACCTGCTTCTGGCGAACCGCAGGCGACAATGCACGTCTGAGACTGCATTGTTCCAGGAAAGACGGACGTCGACGAATCGCACACGTCGACGATGGAGAGCATGCGGTTCGGAGACGTCATGTGCAGACTGAAATCGGGACCGTCGATGAAGAACGAATCGTTCGAGATTCGGGCGTTCGAGGTGAATACGGTCAACCACCCTCTGCCCGCTGCACCTAGAGTATACTGATTCCTCAGCGCAGGGATCAAATTACCATCGAGCGCTACATATTTATTCGGATTATAGATGTTGGAATATGCTGTAATCTGCATCTGCCCCTGAGTGTTGGTGGATATTTTACCCGCATTGAAGTTGGAAAATCCAGTGTACTGCACGCCCAGCATGAAAACTCCATTCGCGCCTGCCGACGCAGCAATCTGCCCCGCTCCGCCTCCGCCGCCCGTGTTAGGTACAGGCAACCTCTGCACGAATGACGGGTAATTTACTGGATCGGGTGCTGTAAGACCGCTGCCTCCGCCATATTCGTTCGCGTTGGCGCGACCGACGCTACCTCCGCCTCCGAACGAAAGGTTGTTGAAATAGAACCCAGCACCTCCTACACCTGACGCGTTAAACACACTGCCTCCAGTGACTCCGACGGATGTCAATCCACCGCCAGGACCCGCAATTCCAGAATACCCCTGCGTTCCTAGACCCCCAGAACCAACTGGATTGCCAAGAGCGCCACCACCGCCGCACCCCCCCGTTCCGCCGTTATTACCTTGTGCCGCGCCTCCACCTCCGCCGTTGGCGACGACTGACACATTCGTCCCTGTAAATCGAGTACTGCCTCCAGCCGCGCCGTACGAGTACCCTGCGTTCACAGACACAACAACACCACCGCTGCCGTTTATCAGCGAATAGGCTGTGTTCGGAGAAAGCGGGGGTATACCCGCAATTTGCGTTGTCAAAAGACCTGGCAACTGACCCGTCGTCAAATTGGTCTGAAGACCGCCCGCACCTCCTGCGCCACCTTGGTTTGTGCTGCCGTTTCCATTGTCCCAACTACCGCCGCCTCCGCCGCCGACTGCCACGTAGTAGACTTCCAGATAGTTATTTGAGGTGTTTGTGATCGTCGCGCTCGGACTGGTGATCGTGTACCATACGTAATCTCCAATAATATTCGTTGTGTATACGCCATTTATACTGATCGGTGAACCTGGAACTTGACCTATGTAGGGCGCCATAGTACCATAGTTGCTGTTAATGTTCAAGTTATATATCGTCGGCGTCACGAACGTGCCGCTGAGACCGTATATGTTTCCTAGATTGATCGCACCCGTGCTGGCGTTGTAGGACGTGACGTACGCGTTGAACGAGTTCGTGGTGGGGAGGTACGCGTTTGCAGGGTAGACCCAGATATTGTTCGCCTGAGATGCCGTAACCGTGAAGGGCGCGGTCGTGAACGAGTTCACAATCTTGATGAGGCAGATCCCACTACCGCCGTTTCCAGGATTCACTATCCTAGGAAGGACGTAACTAGAACCACCGCCACCAGATCCAGTGTTTGGAGCACCCGAGGACGGCGGGGTGCCTGCCAGATCGTCATTACCGTCACCGCCAACACCACTTCCTCCTTGTCCTGCAAGGTTAGTATTATACGATCCGCCGCCGCCGCCGCCGCCAAGGATGAACGGCGCAGGGAAAATATTCAAAGATACCGACAAACCTGCTCCTCCGTTTCCAGCTCTTGAAATAACCCCGTTGACAGATGCATCTAAACCTACCGACCCTATTCCTCCTCCTCCACCGCCGCCGTAATTAGGCAAACCCATACCTTTACCTCCAGCAAATCCCGTTCCGTTCCCATTAGCATTCCCACCGACACCGCTCGATCCACCGGTGCCGCCTCCTCCGCCTCCGCAACCACCCGAAAGACCGTTGAGAACCCCCGCAGTATTTCCTCCTGCTCCTCCCCCACTCACGCCTACGAAAAACACCCCGTTCGAATAAATTATTGAATCTGAACCATTGGTAGCAGGTGATCCGCCCTGTCCGATACTGATACTGAATACGGTCCCCGAGTTCACGTTGATCGGTGTATTAGTCGTGTAGTACGCACCTGCACCGCCACCGCCGCCCACATTGATGGCACTTGCAACGCAACCACCCCCACCGCCGCCCGCAATCATGAATATTTCGAGACTCACGTTTTGCGTGAAGGTTATCGCCGTGTTGCTCAGGACGGTTATGGCAAACGGGCCCGAGATAGACGCGGTTGCTCCCGTCGCAGTAATAGACGTCCCTGTCACATACGCAAGGTTCGACGATACTGTTGTTTGGAGAGAACCGCCTGGATTAGGCGCATAACCAATTCCAGCATAGGACGCAGCGCCCACTGTGAGAGTGTAGCGAACCGTCGATGGCGTGCGGAATCCCCGAATGTTGCAAAAGTTTCCGATCGCAAGCGCCCCCGTGTCGAAATTGTACGACGAAACAAACCCGTTAAGAGAATTCGAGTACGTGTATGCTGTGTTCGGCGACCCGATTACTCCAAACGATATTCCAGTTCCGCTCGTAACGGCGATAGGGTTGTTCGATGTCAGCGTCGTAACGCGCAGCAAGCAGAGACCGCTTCCGCCCGCGCCGCCCGTGACCCCAGCGACGTAACCGCCGCCGCCACCACCTCCACCCGTGTTTGCAGCGCCGCTTAATCCACTTACTGCGTTTCCGCCCGCCCCACCGCCGCCAACCCCTCCTATACCAACTTGTCCCGTCCCAGAATTAAAATAAGCGCCGCCACCACCTCCACCGCCTATAGTATATACATTCGGGCGGTTGATGTATACAGTTATTCCGTTGCCTCCATTTCCCCCACTTATAGATGTAGCATTTGCACCTACCCCTCCTATTCCACCACCACCTCCACCTAGAGAGTTCGGACCAGCACCGTAGAACCCAACGCCACCTGCGAAACCGATTCCATTCCCGTTGGCAGCTCCTCCAGACGCAGCATTAACATTCCAACTGCCTCCACCACCGCCGCAACCGCCACTAAACCCGTTTGCATTCGAATTCGTAATTTGACCGCCGCCCGCGCCTCCACCGCTGACGCCTAGCAGAATGGTTCCATTCGAATAAATTACAGTATCTCTGCCATTGCTACCTCTTTGTGTAAACAACGATTGACCCGCACCTCCAGCGCCAATACTGATAGAAAACGTCACGCCCGAGTTCACGTTAATAGGAGTTCCGTTTGTATAGTAGTACGCACCTGCACCTCCGCCGCCGCCAGCATTTCCGCCAATTCCACCGCCGCCGCCGCCCGCAATCATGAATAATTCGACACTGACGCTCTGAGCGAACTGGATAGCGACGTTAGACGTGACTTCTGCGTAATAGTATCCATAGTTTTCGGGCACACTTATAGGCGGTGCTACTAGCGCAACGGGTTCCCCCGTAAACACCGTGGAATTTGAAGGTATTGTTGCGGTGATTTCCCCACCTGGAACGTAAAAAGATCCACTGAGATTCCCTATTGTCAGAGCGTACGAAACTGAAGAACCTGTGTAAAATCCTATAATGTTGGAAAAGTTCCCGATCGTGAGCATGCCTGTGGAAGGAGCGTACGACGTCAAACTTCCTTGGAACGTGTTTATGTAGTTGTATGCGGGCACGCCCCCGACGGAAGGCGCGCTTATCACTGGACTTACAGCAGATACCATCGCCCCCGTGAAGTACGTGAGCCCTGTGGGTATCTTTGTGGTAATAGTCGGTCCTAGGGAGTTAGTGCCAACGTTAAACGAATACGCAGTTGAAACCGAAGGGTAGTATGTCCCGACGATATTGGAAATGTTTCCAATCGTTACGCTTCCAGTGTCGTAGTTGTACGCCGACAGAATTCCTTGGAAGGAGTTTGATGATGTAAACGCAGTCGATGAGGCAGACCCGAACGTAACGCCCGACCCTGCATTGGACGTCATCGGGTTTGTCACGTAGGGCGTTATAACTCGTATCAAACAGACACCGCTGCTGCCCGCGCCTCCGAGACCTGCTGCCTCGCCTCCACCGCCTCCTCCTGATCCAGTATTCGGAACCGCAGAAGTAGCTGCACTGGCAGTTGTGCGTCCTCCATTTCCGCCGACTATAGTCAAACCAACGCCGCCGCCTATCCCCCCAGCGAGGACAGATCCTGATCCAGCCCACACACCACCACCCCCACCGCCTCCAAGGACGTATGCAGTAGGAAAGATGCGCATGGAAATCGAAAGAGCAGCGCCGCCACTCGGTCCAACTGCAATGTTCGAGGCGTTCGCACCCACACCTGCTATGCCTCCACCGCCACCACCCGCGTATGTTCCGGTGATAGTTCCATTTCCTCCAGCGAACCCCGTGCCATTCGTTCCAGCGTTGTTCGTACTACCCCCGATGCCTTGCGATGGATAACCTCCCCCGCCACCGCCACAGCCCCCACTCCCTCCCGTCACATTGCCGTATCCGCCGCCGCCACCACCTCCACGCACGCGATATAGTTCGGTCGAATTTGAACGGATAATCGTATCGCCTCCATTACCTCCCGATAGATTCGTCGTAGCGCCAACACCGCCCACACCTATACTGATGGAAAACGTCGCGCCCGAATTTACATTGATGGGAAAGCCGTTCGTGAAGTAGTACGCACCCGCGCCACCGCCACCTGCATGAGCACTTCCTCCTCCACCGCCTCCAGCAATTATAAATAGTTCGAGACTCACGCTCTGGTTGAACGTTATGATGGCGTTCGAAGGTGCGTACGCATACCATTGATTGTTTAGGACGGGTATACTTACATTAGAATTTACTACAGTGACTGATTGCCCGATAGCATAAGGAAGGCCGCTGGATATGGTTGTTGTAATACTGGACCCTGATATAGGCGTCAGAGCAGACGATGGACTTATTGCTGGGATTCCGAACGGAAGTTCTGAGGTTGTAGTCTGAATACCGAACTGAACCGCAGGGATCACGGTCGTAATCGGAGTGGGGATCGTGGGAGTCGACGTAACGAGTCCTACCCCGCCCACACCGCCTCCGCCTCCCCCGCCAACACCCGTCGCGCCCGTGGACCCGAAACCAGTTAGACCCGTCGCCCCCGTTACACCAGTGCTTCCCGCCACACCCGTCGAGCCAGTGCTTCCAGTGACACCCGTTGATCCCGTGCTTCCAGTGACACCCGTCGATCCAGTTACTCCAGTACTGCCCGTCACGCCCGTGGAACCAGTTACACCAGTTGAACCTGTCGCGCCCGTCGACCCTGTCACACCCGTCGACCCTGTCACGCCCGTGGAACCTGTCGCGCCAGTGGAACCTGTCGCGCCCGTCGATCCTGTCACGCCCGTAGAACCTGTCACGCCCGTCGATCCTGTCGCACCCGTAGATCCCGTCACGCCCGTCGATCCTGTCACACCTGTGGATCCTGTCGCGCCCGTCGATCCTGTCACACCCGTCGATCCTGTCGCGCCCGTCGATCCTGTCACACCCGTGGAACCTGTCGCGCCCGTCGAACCCGTCACACCCGTAGATCCCGTCACGCCCGTCGAACCCGTCACGCCCGCCGCACCCGTCGCGCCCGTCGAACCCGCC